CTTCTTTTGCATAAGTCTTACTTGACTCATAACACAATAGCTCATGAAGTATTTCATGCTGCGGTAAGAGTAACTGAGGATCGTGATATTACAGATGAAGAGGCTCAGGCTTGGTTAGCAGGACATATTTCAGGAGTAATTTATAAGTTTTTACAAAAGAAGAAGCTACAAATAAAACATGGCTGATAAAACACAGAACCCCGGAGCTGTTACTAATACTTTTACAAAGGGTATGGTAAAAGACCTCAATGACACCTTTGTTGGTGAAGGTCTGTGGACTCATGCCCGTAATGCCGTGAATAACTCACACGATGGGCAGATGGGCGTTATAGGAAATGAACCTGCTAATCTGCATTGCATCACACTTCCGTATACTCTTATTGGCTGTATTCATCTTAATGATGACCAGTGGGTTGTCTTTACAACTAACAATATAGATTCTGAGATAGGTATCTTTGACGAGAGTGCTTGTTCTTATACAAAGGTTGTAAATGACAAGTGTCTAAACTTTAAGACTAGTAATCTTATTACTGGTGCCTCACGTAGAAAATTTGATTGTAACAGATTAGTATACTGGGTAGATGGTCTTAATCCAGACCGCTATATAGATATTAATGAGCCTCCGTTTAAGTTTAGAGAAACCATTGTAGACGGGTGTGCAACTAAAATATTACTTCAACCTTTGCAGCTTGATTGTGAAAAAATCAGGATTGCCTCCTTGGTAGCACAACCTTGTTTAAATATAAAGAAAGGAGCTGGTGCAGGGACATTGGCTAACGGTTCTTATCAAGCATTGATAGCTTACACTATTAATGGGGTAAGAGTAACAGACTACATGGGTGCAACTGAAATACAGCCCGTTTGGTCACATCAAAACGTTACAGGTTCTTTAGAGATAGAAGTTATATCCGTAGATCAGACCTTTGATGAGTTTGAGTTAGTCATAATTTCAAATGTTAACCAACAGACTGTAGCTAAAAAAATAGGAATCTACTCAAGCAATCAAGGTAAAATATATGTAGACACAATTGGCCCTGAGCTTGTAACGGTGCCTTTAACTTTTGTATTACAAAGATCTGAACCAATTGAAAGATCTGATGCTATGTACAGTGTCAATGATTATCTTTTAAGAATTGGCATTAGATCAAAATATAAGTTTAACTATCAGCCTTTAGCTAATAATATTCAGACTCAGTGGAATGCTGTTCAGTATCCAGCACAGTACTATTATAAAGGTGGAAACAACGCAGGCTATCTTAGAGATGAACAGTATGCGTTTTTTATTCGTTGGATCTACAACACAGGAGAACGTTCTGAATCTTATCATATTCCTGGAAGAGCTCCGTTGGCTACAGACACCCAACTTGACTTTGGTTCAGATGCTTATGAAGCTGCAGCTGGTCTTCAGCGTCAGCGTTGGCAAGTTCAAAATACAGCTACAGTAGACTCTATAACAACGTCTACTTTATCGGATGGAGGTGTTGTTATAGCTAGTGGTAAGATGGGCTATTGGGAAAGTACTGAAAAGTATCCTGATGATAAACAAGAAATATGGGGTACTCTTTGTGGTAAAAACATTCGTCATCATAAGATGCCTGATGAAACAGTAAGTTCTTCATTAAGCCCTTTTAACTCTGACGGTAATAATATAGTAGTTCTTGGTGTATCATTTAGTAATATTCAACTGCCGGTAGACTTGAACGGAAATGTTATTAGTTCTGTAGTAGGATATGAAATTTTAAGAGGAAGCAGAGAAGGTCAGAAGAGTATTATAGCAAAAGGACTTATTAATAATTTAAGGGAGTATGATATACCTGGGACAACTATTAAGGGATTATATCAGAACTATCCTTATAATGATCTTAGCTCAGATTTTTATTTAACATCAAGTCTTTCTATTATAGATCCTGAAGCCGGCTCTGTGGTAAGTCCAACAGGTGATGATGCAGATTTGCAGAGTGAACCTAATGAAAATGGAATATCAAATAGAGAAGCAAGACGGAGGCTTAGAGAGGCTAGACGTCAATTAAGAAGAAGTAGTGAAAACGGAGGTGTTCTATTAGACTATCCTTTGAGCTTATATAAGAAAGATTATCTTTCATTTCATAGTCCTGATACTACTTTTACAAGACCGTTTCTTGGTATTACTGAATTAAAAGTATACCAAGAGGTATATGGTACTTCTAAAGGTAGTTTTACTATACCATATAAGCATCCTAAGTTTAAGTCGGTAACAAACTTTGCTGGAATATTTTCAAGTGTTATAGGAATTATAAGTACCATAGGAAATGTTCTTTCTGCTATTGCTGAGAATGGTAATATAACATTAGGTAAAACTGAAAACTTACCGTACGAGAAAGTGTTGACTTTGTCTAAGGTTACAAACTTTCCTGTAGGGGGTTCATTTTTAGGTTCAGGTGTTACTATTCCTAACCCAGTTATTGTTGTTACTAATAGCATTATTGGAACTTATAATGTAAGCATGAGCGTAGCAATGTCTTATTTAGAAGCTACAGCAGTAGGAGAAAAAATTCTAAATATTATTTATGGTATGATACCAAGGCGTCAGAATGCATTGCAGTATGACTCTCATGGTTTCTACAATAAAGGAAAGATTACACCTGAAGGAGATAGACGCTTTGAGATTAAGAACTCTACATACGTAGATTCTAATATTCAGAGCTTTAACTTTGACTATAACATAAACAACGTTTTAAGATCTAACTACGTTTCACTTAATATATCACGTGATAAGCAGAATCCTACTGTAATTGATGACTCAAGATTTAGAATCAATAGAGCTAACGGAAAGATTAACCGTGTAGTAGATGCTACCATATCTGGACATTATGGAGCAGTAAAAGTGACTTTTCCATCTCAGTACGGACAGCTTGATCAGATTAAGCAGGTACCTGTGTCACAATGCGTACATTCTATTAATACAGAGGTACCAAGACAAGTTACTGGTGTACTATTTAATGGGGATACCTATATTAATCGCTTTACAGAAAAGAACTCTTTCTTCTTCTTTAATTCTTGGTTAATGGGTGAGCCTGATGAAACAGAGTTTGATTATAGAAACTATGTAAACATAGCATACCCAAGATTCTGGATAGATTCAGAAAGACCAAGTTTTGGTTTATTTAGCAGTGCTACCAACTATCGTCACTTAGACGAAAGAACAAGCTCAGCATTTTTTGTAAGTAAAGGGTATTTCTATCTTTTTAATTCCGGGGTACGCGACTTCTTTGTAGAAAGTGAGGTTAACTTGGCATATCGTGACTGGGAAGATCTAATAGAAAAACGTCACTACGACCCCTACAACTTCTCTGACTATAGATCTATGTTTAGATCTGATGTTATCAAGAGTACTAATTTTTACAAGTACGATTACTCTTTAAGTATTAGTAAGCTTTTTAACCAGTATGTGTCTTATGGAAACTTACTTCCAAGATACTATGATCCTAAAAAGTTTAATAGCTGTTTTACCTATTATCCTAACCGGGTAATATATTCTTTACAGCAACAGTCGGAAGGAGTAAAAGATAACTGGAGAGTATTCCTGGCTAATAACTATAAGGATTTTAATTCACCGATTACTTCTATAAAGCTTGTTAATAAAACAGGTGCATTGTTTATGATGGAGCGTCAGAGTCCGCTTCAGTTTATGGGCGTAGACCAACTTCAGACAGATGCAGGCACTAAGATTACAGTGGGTGATGGTGGACTATTTAATCAGCCTTTGCAGAACATAGTTAACTCAGATGAGTCATATGAGTATGGAAGCTGTCAGAATAAGTTTGCCACACTAGGATGTACTCACGGTGTATTTTGGGTAAGCCAAAATCAAGGTAAGGTATTTCAGTATGCAGGTCAACTTAAGGAAATATCCAGAGACGGAATGAAATGGTGGTTTGCAAGATATTTACCTTCTGAACTTTTAAAGGTATACCCTGAGTATCCATTAAAGGATAACCCCGTTGCTGGCATTGGTGTACAAATGATCTATGACAACACCAATGAAATAATCTATATCATTAAGAAGGATTACAAACCTAAGGTAACTAATCTGCTTTATGACGCAGGCGGTTTTTATAAAGTAACTACTGCTGGTAAAGTATACGTCCCGCTCACTGATACAAACAACTTTGAGAGTGCAAGCTGGACTATATCCTATGATCCAAAAAGTCAAACCTGGTTAAGTTTTCATGACTGGATTCCTAGCTTCTTAATTCCTGGTAAAGCTCATTTTATGAGCGTAAACATGAATTCTATATGGAAGCACAACGTACGTTGTGACAAGTATACTAACTTCTATGGTATAGATTATCCTTTTGAAGTGGAGTTTGTTTCATCAACAGGGCAGCAAGTAGCATCCATGAGAAATGTAGAGTACCTGTTAGAAGCTTACAAGACTCACAATGAATGCCGGGATAAGTTCCATGTATTGGATCTAAACTTTGATCAGGCTATTGTTTATAACTCTGAACAGGTTTCTGGTTTATTAGAACTTGAATTAAAAAGCAAGGTTAATCCTGTGACGCTTATAAACTATCCTCAGATTCGTACTCAATCAATTGGGATTCATTACTCTAAAGAAGAGCAGAAGTATCGTTTTAATCAGTTCTGGGATATAACCAAGGACCGTGGGGAGTTTGCACCAGGAGTTAATATACCTATGTTTAATACTCGTCCTAATGGATATGAGTTTAACATTAACCCTGCATATGTAAATTATCAGAAAGCACCTTTAGAGCATAAGAAGTTTCGTCATAATGTAAACAAGGTCTTTCTACGTAAACTGAAGAGTGATGATGTAAAATATTTATTTAAGATGTCTAATCAAAAGATTCTACAAAGTCTTAGGTAATGAACAAGCTATTACAACATATTATTAATGCTGGTGATGTAGACCACAAGATACTTCCTTCACTTCTGAAGATGGATGAAGGAGGAGAACTCATAAAACTTAAAGACTCTAAAGGTCGTGTGCGTGAGTACAACACTGAGTCTCGTAAGTATAAACGCTTATATGACCAAGGTAAGATAGGCAGTTGGTCAAAGTTTGATCAAGGATCAGGTAAATGGGTATCTTCAGATGCTTCAGATCCTAATGCAGAATTTGTTTCTTCCCCTAAAATACTTCCTGAGGTTGTTGTATCTTCTAAAGTTAAACCTAATAGTTTAGGTAGCTATTCATCATCTTTTTATAAAGAGAACCCGTATGAAGACTTTTACAGAAATCGTTACCAGCAAGAAAAAGAAGAGTTTGAAAGTGCTCCAGGATGGGCACAACAGTCTGTAGGAGGATGGGATAGAGACTCTAGGCAGAAAAATGTAAGAGATCAGATTAATGAAGAGTACCAGAAAAAGTATTCTGACTATGTAGCTAGTAAGTTAATTGGCAGAAATCCTCAAGGTAGCCAAAGTAGAGATACATGGTTATCTAACAAAAATTTTACTCCTAGAGAACTTCAAGTTCTTACGGGTAGTCAGAAACTGCCACAGCCTAATCTTTGGGCACAAGGTGTACAGGGTCTATATAATACGGGAGACATGTTAACTTTTGGATCACTTCCTGAGTTAGCTATGCCCGGTATTGCACGTTCAGAAGTACAGAACTATAATAATCCATTGCTTGCATTAGCACCTTTAAGCGTACCTGCAAAAATGGTTCAGTCTGTATATAAAGATAACTACTCACTTGGAGATGCATTAGCTGGAAGACCCAATGATGCAGGCATTGCTGAAGATATTGCTACAGATCCTCTTACTTATCTGTCGTTTGGTACAAAACCCTTACTTACTGGTGCGGCTAGACTTAGTAGACTTTCTTCACCTTACTTAAATAGAGCAGCCAGATTTGTACCACAGGCTGTAAAAAACAATTTGCAGTTTTTAAAGAATACTAAAGGTACAGGTGTAACCCAGCTACCTGAAAGTGGTTACGTTTCTGGTTCATATGTTCCAGACTACATGAAAGGTGTAGAAGTAGTTGATCCAGAAACCGGGGTAAGCAAAATTGTTTTTCAGCTTGAAGATGATATTTTACCTCCTCCACCAACAGAACAGTGGAATCTTATTGACTATAGTAATGTTCCTAGTTTTATTGATAACTTACCAGGTATTGTTAATAAACCTTCAACGTTATCAGTTTTAAAGAACAAGGCTTTAGCTTCTGGTACTAAATTAAAAAACAAACTTTTTCCTGAAAACTATCATGACTACGGAAAACCCTTTGCAAATAGAAGGTATGACAGTTGGGCTCATGATATACATCCGGATCTTCCTGATGTCTTACAGCCTGGAGAGTTAAAAAATCTTCATAAAGAAGCTATCAGACATTTTGGCGGTAGACAAGGTGTTTCTGATTTAGGACAGTTTGCTAATAAAAATATAGGACTATATGTAAGAGATAGACTTGCAAACAGAATTCCAAGTTATACCAAGCCAACTGTTGTAGATGAAACTACAGGGTTAATTAAGAACTATGGTCCTAATAAAAAACACCCAAGTTTAGCAGGGAAAGATGCTGCTAATGAAATAATCTATCCGCAGCTAATGTATTCTCATACGTACGATCAAGCAAGATTAGATATACTTCGTACCCCATATCAGAAGTGGGGATATGATATTTCTAAACTTAATCCTTCTCAATTAAACTTGATGGACTCATATGCTAGAGGATATAATGATTTTTTTAACAGTTATGGTAGAGGCTTTGCTAGCCCTATTAAAACTAAGACAGGAGATTTTTATGCTGATAAAGTACAGCAACTAAAAAATGCGGTAGTACAAAATAAGTTTCCTGAAGCTACTCAAGTAAGAAGAGGAGAAGGTAACTATAATATCAATCTTTTAGATCCTATTACTTACAAGCCAACAGGTAAGGTTAAGTTAAAAAGTGATTTAGAAGTTGGTGATGTTTATAAGGATGATGGATTTTTATCTACTAGTTTAGACCGTAATTATACTTGGGGGGAAGATGTTGCATCTGAAGTAATTGATATTCCAGGTGGCATGAAACAGTCTTATGCATATCCTAACGCTATGTCTTCTTCTCCTTATGTAGATGAGCTAGAAGCTATACTTCCTCCTGGACTTATAAGAAGAGTTGAAGAAGTAAGACTTCCTAATTCTGATGGTAGATTTTTAAATAATGCAAAGTTTAGAACGTCACTTATTAACCCGTATACTACCACAGGACTCTTTTTAGGTGCCGGGGCATTAAAGCAAAAAGAAGAGGGTGGAGAAAATAAACAGTATAGTGGATCAAGTATTGTTGACTATTTAGCAACTAGAGGTTATAGCGGTAATAAGAAATTTAGAAAACAGCTTGCTCAAGAGTATGGTGTTGAAGGATATGATTATTCTGCAAGAAAGAATTTAGAGTTATTAAGTAAGCTCAGAGAAAATGATGATCTTCTTGAAGCTCATGAACAGAGTTTTGCTCCAGTTACGCCAGAAAGTTTAGAAGAATTAACAAAGGAAAGAACTAAAAGGATTGTTGAAACAGCTACACAAAGGGATGAAAGAAAGATTAGTCCTCAAGAGTTTAATCGTAGGATGAGCATGATGATGGGGTTTGATGTATCTCAAGGTATTCCAAGTGATAGGTTTGTTATTAATACACCTAAACTTTCTTTGTCTCCAAAAGTAAAGTATGATAAGTTTTCGCTTATACCAAGAATGGAGAATAAGAGTATTGATTTAAGTTCAACAAAGCCTGATAAACCAGAGGTTATACAACAAGTTGCACCACCTGTTGAGAAGCAGCCTGTTGTAAACAACACAGGATTTAGATTTGATTTAAACCCTACACAAAAACAGGGTATAAATCCTTTGCCGTTTTATAACCCATTTATACCGGGTAACATGACAGTGGCGGGTACCAATACACCTGTTGCTCCAGCTACCGTAAATACTTCTAAACCACAACAAAAGCAAACTGTTATTGATAAACCTTGGTATGAAGATGCTTGGGACGCAGCATCATCTGCATTGAATACAGCTGAAGATTATGCATCAGATGCATGGCAGGGTATTTCAACTGCTCCAGCTAAAGTTTCAAAATGGTGGTCAGACGGAATAAACAATAGTATTCTGGGACAGGGTAATGTAACAATGAATCCTTATGGTTTTACTCCTCAAGGGGCAAAAGCAATGGCAGATGACTTAATGTCTATCATGCCTGAAGCTGTTCAAGATCTTTGGGAAAAAGCAAAAAATAGTAATGAAAGAAGTAAAGCTAAAAATAACCCAAGTCTTGTTGAAAGAAAAAGTGGTTTAGATCCTACTAAACTAAAGTATGATCCTGTTTATATAACTGGTGACACTTTAAAAGACAATGCCAGAAGGTACCACATACCTGAGGTAATGGATCTGGATTACATGCGTTTTGGAGTAAGAAACCGAGGAGACTATTCTGAGCTAAACACAGAAGGTGCACCTATAACTACTTTTGAACCATTTGTAAGTTCTAAAAAATATTTTGCTACTAGTAAAGATCCTGCTAATGCTACATATATAGGTATATCTACGGACGGCAGGGTAAAAGTGGGCACAAAAGATAAATTTCAGGATAAAGAATATCAGATAACTAGGTCTTATGGCAATAAAGTAATAGACTTTAACAGAGATGAAACAGGGAAGATAGTAAAAGTCCCTTCTAATCCTAAAGCTTCTAAAGAAACATTGTCTCCATCTGTAAAAGTACTTGGGGATGATGGTAAAGCAATAGACGGTAAATTAAGTTTATTGTTGCCTAGAGAAGGTAATCAGGAACAATCATATGACTTAGTAACAGGTGGTCGGTATATACTTCAAACACCAGATGGTAAAACAAAACTTGTTAGTGGATCACTTAAAAATATAGAAGATGAATTCTATAGGATGAAAGGTAAGCATCCATGGGTTAATGTTATTACACTTGACAATGGTTCATATTCAAGGGGTCTTAGAACATTTGATCAAAAGTTAACTAAAAAGGATCTCAAAGGATATGACAACCAAAATACTGGTGGTGGGAACTTTGCTTATTTATTACCTGGTCAAAAGAAAACTAGATATGACTCCAAGTTTTTTGACTTTGAGCAGGAAGCTAAGAAAAAACTTCAGGCTAAATATCCAGGAAGGAAAGTAGAAATACGATTCCAGAATGAAGGACTATATGATGAGACTGGAGGACGTGATATTGAAAGTCAGATTAATATACAAAAAAAGGGAAATTCTAAGACGCCTGTATCTCTTCACAACTTTGGAGCTGCTCGTGACTATATTTTATATGTTGATGGTAAACCAATAAATGCGGATGCTAATAAACAACTTTACAAAGATGTTCTTTGGAATGCAGCTGACGCAACCGGTACATATCATCTTGAAGACTGGGACCCCGCTCATATATCACTTGCTAAAGAAGGTCAGAAGACTGCGTTTGATGAGCTTGCTAAAAAGTATCCTGATATCTGGGCTAATCCAAACTTCCAAAGAAGTCTAGAGTTTATTAATAAGAATAAGGCCAACCCTACGTACGAAGAGTACTTTGAAATGTTGAACAACATTGCAGAGTTTACTGGCCAGCCTAAAGTAACTGAGGTTATGAAAAGAAAAGGTTGGAAGTTTAATAAAGATGGCAAGATTGTAGATAAGAAAGGTAGGCTAGTTAATAAAGCCTCTGGAGGAGCTGTTATAGATCCTCGTGGTCAATGGGCTTATCCTGGTATGGATACTATAGTACCTACTGCCTCTGGGGATATTACTATGCAAGGTGTTCCTTATCCTGTATATGGAGAAGATGAAACCGGCTATGGTCAAATGATGATGCCTGGAGGTGAGTATCAGTTTCCCGGTCAGATGGTGTATGAAACACCTATGATGAAATCAGGAGGTCAGCATGGAGGACTAGACAGATGGTTTGCAGAAAGATGGGTGGATGTAAAGACAGGTAAACCATGTGGTAGACAAGAAGGAGAGAACAGAGCATATCCCGCATGTCGTCCTTCTAGAAGAGTATCATCTCAAACACCAAAGACTTCATCAGAAATGAGTCCAGCTGAGAAGGCTAAGTTTAAAAGAAGTAAAACTTCTTCACAGCGTATAAACTATAATCATAAAAGAAATTAAGATATATCTCATGGCAAACAAACCTAATAACCCAAGCCTCTGGTCTAAAGCTAAGTCTCTAGCCAAACAGAAATTTGATGTCTATCCCTCAGCTTATGCAAATGGCTGGGCAGCTAAGTGGTACAAAGGTAAAGGCGGTACATGGCGTAAAGCCGAGTACGGTATGGAGGTACCATATATGGAAGATGGAGGTAAGCCTGAATGGCTTATAGAAGCTCAGCTTGAAGCACAGGGTTATTCTGGTAATGCTCTAGAGCAAAAGATGTCTTCTATGGCAGAAGGCGGTGAACCACAAAATGCTGGTTTTCAAGCATTGCCTGAGTATGTACAAGAAAAAATAATTAACAATATGGCTTTTGGTGGCTATATCCCTGATATGGCTTATGGTGGTGCACAGCAAGCTGCTATTGCTATTGCCATGAAGAAAGCTGGCAAGAAACCAAAGTCTATGCAGAAGGGCGGAGAGCCCGATGGATCTATGGCTCTTGGTCAAATTGATGCTGCTATTGATAAGTTACAGAAACTACGTCAGTTTATTCAGCCAGAATCAGACTTAGAACCATGGGTTAGCTCTAAACTTACTCTTATGGATCATTATACAGATGCAGTATCTGACTATATGACTTATAACCCAGAAGCTCAAGAGATGCAAGGTCTGCCTATGGAGCAGATGAGAGAAGGGGGTATACCACAGCGTTACAGAAATATGGGATTTAACAAAGTGGGTGTTAAGAAGAATAGCACAAGACCCGGTAAGAAGTGGATGGTGTTAGCTAAAAAAGGATCTGATTATAAAGTTGTCCATGGTGGCTATGATGGTATGAAAGACTTTTCTCAGCATGGCTCTCAGAAACGTAAAGAAAACTTTTGGAATCGTATGGGAGGAAAGAACTCTTCTAAAGCTACTGATCCGTTTAGTCCGTTATACTGGCATAAGCGTTTTGGTACTTGGCAAGACGGTGGTGAGATACCTGAAATGAAAGCAGGAGGTTCTACTTTTTCTGGTAATGCATGGTATGAGATGGGTGGGATGCCTTTATATGATTATGCTTATGGTGGTTACATGCCTGAGATGTATAAAGAGGGAGGTATTCATATAGACCCTGCTAAGAAAGGAACATTTAAAGCTCAAGCTACTCGTATGGGTATGAGTGTACAAGAAGCAGCTAATGCTATACTAAATGCACCTAAAGGAAAGTACTCTGCAGCTATGCGTAAGAAAGCAAACTTTGCTAAAAACTTTGCAAAAGAAGAAGGTGGTGAACTACCTCAAGCAGGTAATGGTTGGATTGTTCCAGCAGCTCTTGGAGCTTTAGGTCTTGGTGCTATGATGTGGTCTAATAATAAACGTAAACAGATTGGTAATGCTGTTATGCCTATGATGACTTCTGGAATAATGGAGGATGGCGGTCTTACACCTGGAGATGAAATAGAAGTAACTCCAGAAGAACTTCAGATGTTAAAAGACGGTGGTTACACCTTTGAAATAATCTAACTTATGAAAATACGTATTACAGGAAAAAAGTTACCAAAAGCTCAGTGGGGCAACACGGGTTTGTTTCAAATGGGGCAGTCTTTACAGAATGCCATGAAACTAAAACAGAATCCATTGTATGATCCTAATAATCCTGCTGTACAAAATCTAACAGGATCTGCTAGATTTCCTACAGGCTCCATATCTCGTTTTGGGCCTATGTCATTGAATCTAGGTCCGGAACAGTATGCATTGACACAAGGATCTGATGGTATTTTAGATAGTTCAAGAGGATTTGTTACAGAAGAAGATACTAACGCTTTTGATGCATATGACTGGACAAAGGCTAAACAAGTTCCTGAGTATAATAATCTTATGGATGTATTTAATACAGGATCTAAAAAGCAGATGAGACAATCTGTTAAAGATTACAATAAACAGTTTGGAACAAATGTCAAAGGCCCAGGTCTATTTACTATGGGTGCTAAAGGCAGGGAAACAATGAATCATCTTTCAAATACTTTTAATAAGATAGGTGATGGTATAAAAATAGGTACTGTAATAGGATCTGCTATTACAAATCTTGCAGACGCTAGGAAAAAAGAAAAAGAGTTTAATCGTTGGAAAAGAAGTCAGCTTAACTCTGATTATTTATCTATGCCTGTTGAAGGTTCTCGTGGAGATTATGTAGCTAGCGGTTCTCGGTTTGGGGAATTTAGACCTGATGATTATGTTGTTAATAAAGGAATGTATACAGGACAGTTCTTTCCAAGAATGATGCAGTCAGGAGGTGTAATTCCAGAAGCATTATCATTTCCTATAACTCCTATGGAGGCTAATATAAGTACTGCACCAGCAGTTGAGCCTGAAGTTTCATCTTCTAAAGAGTCATCTTCTAAATCATATCGTTCATCTGGAGCTAATGAAGAAGCTGAACAAACATGGAGTGATATATCTAACGAGTATAAGGGAGTAGAGAACTGGGGAATATGGGGTGATGCAAGACATAAGAAAACTAAAAGTGATCACAATAGTGGTGATGCATTAGACATTGGTATTTCTAGTGAAGATCAGGGTACTCAGATTGCTCAAAAACTAATTAAAGAAGCACAGGAAAGAAATATAAAGTACATCATTTGGAATAAAAAGATATGGAATCCTTCTGTATCAAATGACTGGAGACCTTACAGTGGTGATAGTCCTCATACAGATCATGTACATGTAAGTTTTAATAGAAACCCAGAAACTCTTGGTCAGATATCGTTGACACACAACAACCCTTTAAACATACATCATGGCGACTTTTCTCAAAAGTATGGCGGCAAGCAAGGATCTAAAGATGGGGGTGGTTATGTAAGCATGTTCCCGGATCTAAATACAGGGATACAAGCTGCAAAAGATCTTTTGTTTGGACCTAATTATTCCAACCTGACTATTTCTCAGGCTAGAAATAAATGGGTAAAGGGTGATCCGGGTGTTACAAGTGAATCATCGTCACACATCGTAAAAGCAATAGGAGCTGATAAACGGATAAGTGAGCTAAGTGCTGCTGAAAAAGAACAGCTTCTTAAACTGTTTGCAAAGTGGGAAGGTAAGCAAGCTTATAATAAGATAAAAGAAATGAAGTTGTTTGAAGAAGGTGGCCTAGTTTCTTATGCTCAAGATGGCGTATACGAGCTGACAGAAGATGAAATAAAATCTGTGTTAGCAGCCGGGGGTGAAGTAGAATTTATATAAATTAGTAATATCCAATACTTATGAAATACAAAGTTAGAATTAAGAAAGCTCCAGACATGATGGCTTATGGCGGTCAGACAAATTATGGTCTAGATCTTGGAGCTAGAAATGTTTATCAGGATATGGAAGATAGTCCATATGAGAGTGTTTCTAATACTCTGCAACCGGTAGACAGATCTATAGCAAATATAGAAGCCGAACTTGGTGAAACCGTTGTTGGTGATTTTGATCAAGATGGTCAGAATGAACACATGAAGATTGGGGGTAAACCTCACTCTCAAGGCGGTACACCGTTAAAAGTTCCTGAAGGGTCTTTTGTATTTTCTAAGACAAAGAAGATGAAGATAGGAGGACCAGTTCTTTCTATGTTTGGTAAATCAGCTACAACAAAGAAAAAGTTTTCACCTGCTGAACTTGCAAGACAGTACGACATTAATAAGTATAGAGCTGTTTTAGATGATCCATATGCAGATCAGATTTCTAAATCTACTGCTGCTAGAATGATTGATAGTTATGAAAAGAAGCTTGGAGGTTTGGCTCTTCTTCAGGAATCAATGAAAGGATTTCCTCAAGGTATTCCAAATATTGCTATGCCTTATCTTCAGACTATGATGCCGATGGGTCAGGAGCAAGAAGCACCTATGGCTAAATATGGCGGTTATTATTATGATGAGGGAGGAGAGAAAGATGATGTACCTAGAAAAAAGATTTCACCAAAAGAAGTATCTTCTTATGAAGCTCAGGGTTATAAAAGAGTAGGTAATACAAATGTATGGAGAAAGACAACTTCAGGTAAAGACGTAAAAGATGTCGTTGTAACTCCTGGAGCTGCAGGTAGTTCAACTTCTGGTACCGCTGGTCAAATTGTTCCTGGTGGTAGAATTACTGGAGACGGTGGTTGGAAAGCCCCGGCAGGTTGTGGAAATTTATTGTACACACCTGAAGATGTAAAAGCAAGACCTGGATGTTATAATACATTCTTAAATAAGAATGGTTTTAAAGATGCTCCTGAGGAAGATTTGAAAAAGGGTCTTCTAGATTGGAAACGCGGTTACAGACCTACTTATAAACCTGGAACACCTCCAACTAAAACTGATCCTAAGCCTGAAACTAAAACTTGTCCTGATGGACCAAATGGAGAAAAGTACACTATAGATCCAAATGATCCTACCAAGTGTATAAGAGTGTGGGAGAATACTGATGAGGTGTATACTGAAGATACGCCTAGAATTCCTGGTAAGATACCACCTCCTTCTAAAAGAGGTAATGACTATCTACCGTTTTTTGGAACACAATTTATGGTTCCTCCTAAAAAGTATCATCCTTATGCTGCACCACTTAATGCTACAATACCTTATCCAACCTTTTATGATCCAAACCGAGAGCTTGCTGAATTAGCGTCAACTGAAAAAATGCAAGCTGAGTATATGGCTAATTTAGATCCTCAGGCTTACAATGCTCGTCTTGCTGCTTTGAATGCCCAAGGTGCTGAGCGTAAAGCTAGTACGATAGGTCGTTACCAGAATATGAATGTGGGAGTAGCCAATCAGTTTAGTCCAATGCAGACTGACATTATGAACAAGATAATGGCTTATAGAGCTGATGCTATGGACAAAGTTGTTCACAATGCTCAGCAAGAAGATAAAGCTTATAGAAACTCTTGGAGGACTCTAGGTAGAAATCTTGATCTTTATAATATAAATAGATACAAGTATAAAACTGAGAAGAATTTACTAAATGCTACAAATCCTTGGTATAATCTAGTAGATGGTTTTGGTGGAGCTAACTTGGCTATGAAGCCAGGCGTTACTTGGAATGATATTGTCACAGGTAGAATACCTGGTACAGGATCTTCTTCCGCTGACCCTAAAGATGTAGAAGCCGAAGCTATCAGACTTAAAGGAACAGGACTGGATGCAGCTACTATCAATGAAATTCTCAGAAGAAAATATCCACAAGCGTCTACTTCTAGGTCTGGTGTATCTTCTTCAGCTAGAAATTATTTAAACATGACCATGCCTGGTATGACCAGTGGTTATAATGCATATCCATTTAGTACTGGAGGTTTTGACATTTCTGATTATGGAGACTAAACCTACCAAGTTTAGTTTTAAACTTCACAGATTTTTAAGTATATTATTAATGTAACCTATGGCACAATACCTACCCTATATTCCTGAAGTATTTCCGGAGCCGGCCCTGTATAAGCCCGACTTGAACTTCTTTGATAGGATGCTTCAAAGGAAACAGAATCAATTTGAACAGGGTTTAAATCAGGTAAAGTCTGCGTATAACTCTGTGTTAAATGCACCTCTTTCCGATAAAGCTAATGTTCCTTTAAGGGATGCATACATCAAACAGGCTCAAGAGAACCTAAAAATTATGGGTTCTTCGGATCTTTCTCTTCCTCAAAATATACAAGCTGCTCAGGGAATCTTCTCTCCTTTTTGGGAAGATGATTTTATTAGCAAGGATGCTTCGTTAACTAAGTGGTATCAGGGTGAGGCCTCAAAGCTTGCTAGCTGGAGAGATTCCCCAGATGAGAAGGTTCGTTCTAAGTACAATGGCATTGCTATGATGTATTTGAACAATGGCCTTAGTGCTCTTCAGAATGCTAACCGTAGTGCTGATGCCTACTCTAAAATAGAAAAGCGTCAGGCTGTACCATTTACTAATATAGAGCAGTTCCTGCAGGAGCAGGCTAAAGGTCAAGGTCTTGAAATCAAGTATGATGATCCAAATGGAGCTTACTTGGTTGAAACTATTAATGGTCAGCGTTCTCAGAAAAAATATAGTGTGTGGGCTCAAAGCTTGGTTGGGAATAACTTCTATGACCAGTTTAGAGTGACCGGTATTGTAGAAAAAGAAGAACGTGCTAAAGCTATTAAGAAAAGTAATCCTAATCTATCCGAACAAGAAATAGGTAACATTATTGCTAAAGATGTAGTAAGTGAACTACAACAAGGATATAAAAAACGTACTGAAGAAGTTGATGTAGAATTATCTAGGGTTAACAGTCTTTTGACTAGTGTAGCTCAGGCTAATAATCCTGCAAACCAAAATCTTTTTGACAACCTTATTTCTGAACGTGCTAATCTTATAGCTCGTAAAGATGCTATTAATGAAGAGTATAAAAACTTTGATAAGGATACTAAGGACAGATTATTTAACACAGTAGTTGGAAATCCTGATGGATACTTTGCAACTCTTGCTAAACAGCGTCTAGTTGAAAACTGGGCTACAGGTCGTGCAAGCATTGAATCTAAATTAATTAAAGAGAATGCAGCTTGGACTTCTGCTCAGAACTTAAACTTAAGGCAAAAAGAGTATGACTTAAATACTCAAAAAGCTATTTGGGATAGAGATCAGGACTTGTGGGAAAGGGAACATCCTACTGCAGGTAAAACTAACACAACAAGTGCTGCTAAACTTAAAGATGCCCAAGGTAATGATATAGAAGCTCCTGTTTTAGGTCAAGATAAAGAAAACTCTATAATGTATAGAGGGTTTTCTGGAATTGATATTACACGTAATCAGGCTACAGCTTTAGATTTGTTTAATCAACTTCAAAGTAAAGATTTTTCAGAAGCTCATAGTTTGATCTTTGATCAGCAAGGTATTCTCGGTTTAGCTAAAAATCTTGGGTTAACTCAAGAAGAAATAGCTCATGTGGCTACAGCATTTCAAAAAGAAGTGGCTAGTGGTAATGCACATAAGTTTACTAAAGAGCAAACTGCTGCTGTAACAAAACTAGAAAAAGCACTAGTAGCTAATCAAGGAGTAAAGAATGCAGGTATTACATCATTAACAGGACCTGAAACAGCACGTAATGCTCTCATCGCATATGCTCAAGATTATTTTGCTCAGCGTAACAACCTATCAAAAGATGGCAATGATGTACCTCTTAACAATACTGAGTTTGAAGCATTGATGAGATACATGACTGGTGTAGAAAAACTGAGTAGGTACACAGCTAATGAAAAAAACAGAGAAGACTTAATTCAGAAAAATATAGTTTCTAATAAAGAATATGCAAGTCTTGTTGTAGATCGTGGTGGTAAGAAAGACCTTATAACTTTATCTGATCTTGCTAAGGATATGCCTACAATGGAGCTTAGAGAAAAGGCATCTAATGAACTAAGAAAGTTTAGTAAAGAAGATGTTGCTCGTATGTATATGTCAGGTAAGCTTAGCGGGACTAAAATGGGTGAGCTTGTAATTGATGGTAAAGTATATATACCAGAAAAGCTAAATGATATTTCAGGTGGCTTTGCAGGAAGAAATCCCATTGTAGCTTGGAATACCATGTATGCAGATGTTCTTACGTCAAAGTATGGTGAGTCAAGTGCTTTCAGCAAGCTTATGGAAAAAGCTAACCAGTCAATAGTTCCTAATCTTTTAATGTATAGAGAGCAGAGTGGTAAGCAAGGAACAGCATGGACATTATATTTTATGCCCAATAAAACTATGGGGCAAGGAGACAGGGCAGCTCAGATTGTAGACCAGGCTCTTAACACAGCTAATGCAGATATATATGACAATGGTGCTGATCCTAAACAATTAGACACTAAAACAATGGATGCCATTAGGGCTTTGTTGAAAAGTGAAAAGAACATGGAGGAGTACATTGGAGCTGAGTATATTCCTCAAGGAGTTAATGGTAAAAGAACTCTACGCATAGTGTTTAGTAAACCAATTTCAGAAGAAAGCAAGGCTGCTATTGGAAATGTAAATCTATCATCTATTTCTGGTCAAACATTTAATATTGTTCTTAAAGATGGAACAACAGCTCCTGCATTAGACGCTTTACCTAACAGCACTGGTTATCAAGTGTATGATATGATTGCAAGAGGTAAAGTATTTAAGAGTGATCCTGTTATAGAAGCCAGTGGTTTTAAATTTGCTATTACTCCTAATGTAATTACAAGTGAGGGTACTGCAGATGAGCAGCCTTCTTATGTTACAGTAGATCTTGAGTTCAATAATAGAGTAAATGAAAAAGATCCAAAATCTGGTCAGATGTTAACAACTGTGAAACCACAAAAGATATCTCAGGTTATTCAGCTGACAGGGTCAACTGCAAAAAGTCCTGATGAGATTGTAGAGTACCTCTATGGTTTGTATTATCAGAACATGCTTGATAATAGAAACAGGCAACAGGAGTTTCAAAACTATATCAAGACAAATCAGAGTGGCTCACGAGCTGACTTTAATGAGCAGCTCAAAGCTCTTGGCCTTGGATATTTGATTAAATAATAACTCTAAAGAGATATACATGTCCGTACCCAATAGTGTTATACCTGAAGCTTTACAGGGTGAATATTTTGATGACCCTATACTCTCCATTCCTGAACAGGAAACTGGAGTTTTTGATGTACTTAGTGCCGGTGATTATGGCGGAGCTTCAGCTAAATCAAGCATTAATTCTATAGAAAATAAACTTAGTGAGTTTGCAGGTTCTCCTACAAGTATTGAGACCTTGTCTGCACCTAGGTTTTTTGACTATGATGCTACTCAAGCCGATAGATACAAGCAGTCTAAATATTTTACTTCTATAGGCTTTGACCCTACAATTGGTAATGAAAACGAGTACCGTTATGGAGCACGTCAAACCTGGGGAGATGTATGGAAAAATGGTTTTTCTGGAATGTTTGCATTGGCCGGAAATACCTATGTTGAAGGCTGGAAAGGATGGGGTCACTTAGCTGATGCTGTGGCTTCACAGGACTTTTCAAAACTTACAGGTACTGAAGATCAGCTTTTAGAACAAGATAAAGCTACTAAAGATATACTTAATAAGTATGCAATATTCAGCACTCCTGAATCTGAAGAAGGTGTTTTTAACCGTAAGTTTTTTGGAGACATGTTACAACAGTCTGGATTTGCGGTTGGTACTATTGCTCAATTTCTTTCAGAAGAACTTATAACATGGGGGCTTTCTACAGAATTTTCTTTGGCTAAACTTGGAATGAGAGCTCCTGGTTGGGCAGGTAGAGTAGTATCTCATGCTGATGTAGCAGAGGATCTAGTTAAACTGGGTAATCCCGTATGGAAATCTAGAAGCTTTAATCAAGGTTTTGTACAAGCAGCTCGCCAATTTGTTCCTTTTGTAGACACTGCATATACAATGTCTAAGTATGGTAAGGCTGGTGCAGGAGCTTTACAGCTTGCTTCAATTGGAGTTGGTGGAGTAAGAAGGTTTTTGTCTGAAGCTAATATGGCTATGACAGAAGCTCGTATGGAAGCAGCTGGTACTTACGGTGAGCTATATAATAAATTATATGACGAAGAGCTCAGAAAGACAGGCCAGGCTCCTATAGGTAGTGAGTTAGAAGCTATTAAAAATGCATCTATGGATGCTGCCTATGATAACTTTAAAGTTAACACTGGCATCTTAATGGTTTCAAACCGTTTACAGTTTGACAACTTGTTCAGTCGTTTTGGGGCAGGTAGATCTTTCTTTGGAGCAACGGGTGAGTTTGCTGATGATGTACTAAAAGTTAGTGGCAAGTCTGCTGTAAGTGAGACAGGTGAAAAAACAATGAAAGCTTATGCAAAAGGTAAGCTGGGGACTTTTGGTTTATTGGGTGAAATATCTCGGGACTTTGGTAAAAGAACTGCGGCATGGGAGGCAACCAAATCTTTAGGTAGAAATTTATTTAAGTGGGAAACTACAGAGGGACTTCAGGAGTTATTTCAGGAAGGATCTAATAAAGGATTACAAGACTATTACTATGATATGTATCATGGTGCTAAAGGATACGATAGTAAGGCAGAGTCTATAATGGGCGGCATAGATAATCCATTTACTAATATCCAGGGTACAAAGACATTCCTTATGGGTGCTTTGACTGGTAGATTACTTTCTCCTATAAACTTTGCAGTAGGTAAGGCAAAATACTACTCCGGTACAACACGTGCTGAGAGAGCAGATAGGAAAACAAGATTAGATGAGTCTATTTCTTTGGTTAATGCTTTCTATGAAAAACCCGGTCTGTTTTTAAATGAGCATATTGCAAATGTAAAAGTTCAAGATCGTGCTGCTAAGAACATGGAAGAAGCCATCAAGAACCGTGACAAGTATGAGTTTGTAAACAACAAGGATGGTGCTTTTGCAAAGATGATGTCTGCTGCTATTAAGACAGACATGCACAAAGCCGTAATTAATACTATCAGAGAATACGGTGATGCATTTAATGATGAAGAGTTTAAGCAGGCTTTTGGTCTGGATAAGACTCAGGAGAATATATCTTCTGTTAAAGACTACTTTAACAAGGTAGCTGATGAAACTGAGCAATTCCACAAAACATGGAAGCAGCTTAAAGATAAGTTCGGAGATGCTGTTATGGTTGACTTATACAAAGAAGGAACTCCAGAACGTAAGATTGCATTAAGAGCTAAGCGTGCTTTGGATGATGCTATTGAAATCCTGGCTACGAATAATTATAAAGCTACTCGTTCTGCACAAAGAGCGGTAAATCTACAAACAGAAGTAGCAGCTATCCCAGGGATTGGAAGTAGTGTAGCAACTGCTTTCAGAAACATGGGAGCTATTCAAAATACTGAAAAAGAGATTGAGCTCTTAGAAAATGAAATCAAAAATCTAGAGAGTTCTGAGAAGAAAGACAAGGCTACTAAAGACTTAATCAAGTCTAAAAAGAATCAGCTTAAGTCTCTGAACAACTGGAAAGAAAATCATGAAGCCCTAAAGCTTAAGAATGTAAAACAGAAAAGGAAGTTTAAAAAAGCCATTTCTGCTTTTCAATCCTATTTGGTTTCAAAGAATATGGAGTCTGGAATAACTCAGGACGTTAAAGTTGATGAGGTAGAAGAAATTTATGAAAAGCTGATTGACTATGTAGAACTTAATAAAGATAGCAAGGACTATATAGATGCATATAATACACTTGCTAATCCAATCAAGTTTGTACAGGTTCACAAGCGTCTGCTAGATGCTATGGATGCTGCTGCTGAAAAGCTTAATCAGGAACATATTGCTGAAACAATTCAAGCTATTACTCAGAAAAAAGCAACTACTCCTGATGATCAAAAAGAAGAAGAAGCACCTGACTTTACTAAGTACATGCAGGATGCTTATGAAAGCATGAAAGGAGCTGGGCAAACCGACCTAAGTTTTGACGAGTGGGTTAATAGTCCTGCTGGTAAAACTTTTACACAGTTATATAACAAGAAGTACAATAAGAATCAATCCTTAGCTGAAGAGGCTAAGGTGATGAAAGAAACACTTGCTACCATAAAAAAAGATATTGAGGGAGCTGATACACTTACTCCAGAAATAATGGAGGATGTGTTTAATAGGCTTTCTATGGCTTTAGGTGTATCTATAGCTGAGGTAGAGAATGCATACTTTGCTTATCAGGATACTTTAAAACCTGAAGAGGTAAAGCAGGCCTTGTTAGATATGGGTGTTAAAGAAGGTATGCCTGCAGAGCAGGTGGCTTCAATGATGTCAAAATACTTGCTTCCTAAGTTTATAGATAACTTAATAGCAAATAATGGTCTTGCTAAGGCTAAACAACAGCAGGTAAATCCTGCTGATAACTTAGACGTTATTGAATTGCCTTCTAGAAAGGTCAAGATGACCAAACCTAAACTCAACAAAGGTGAGAGTCTTATAGATGATGGTAAAGACGGTGTGTTTATTGTGAGGGGTGAAAACGGTCTGCACCAGATTATGGACTCAGATAGAAATGATCCTTTAGAAAGAAGCACTAGCGTAAGCTATGTAACAAAAGCAGAAGCCTTAGCTGCCCGTGATGAAATCATTGCTCAAAGAACAGAGAAAGATAAAAAAGACAGAAGCTTCTATGCTTTCAGTGGTAAAGATATCAGAGCTGGGTTGATCGTTACAGATAATAAAACTGGTAAAGAATATGTGGTTGCCACAAAGGGTGAGCCATTCTATGCTAACGAGGATAAAGACAAGAAGACTCCGCTCATTAGGCTAACGCTTCTACGAAACCGTCAAAGGACTAACAGTTCAATGATTGTGTCTAACCTTGATGGTTTTACTATTAAACAAAAAGTAGAGACCCAAGAGTCAGGGGAAGTAATTGACTCATCTGTGTTTAGACTAGTTCGTACAAATGAGCTCAGCCGAGTATACCCTCATATTAATAGAAATGCTAGCGAGTCTGAAGAAGCAGCTCAAAAAAGATTAGATACACTACTGAAAACTACAGATCCTAAAGAACTGGCTGCAGGTATTAGTATTAGAATAAGTGAAAACCCTAAGAATGATGCTTTAAAGAATGTGGCTGGAGGTAAGAAGACTAACGCCAATCTTGTACAAGCTAAAGAAAAATATAAAATACAGATTCTTTATAAGGGAAGCCCTATTGGCTATCTAACAAACTATGACAACTTAAGATTTATGGCTGACAACGGTACTATTGTTCCGATGTCTAACCTTACTCTTGAGCAGTTCAGAAAGATTTTTGACAGTCAGGGTAAGGACCCAATGGCTCAAATGCAGGAGTTTAAGTCTAACTATAACTCTTCAAGAGCTGTATTTGCTGCACTAAGCAAGTTTGTAAAGCCAGGTCAGGAGGTTGAAATTACACCAGAGCAGGTAGCACAGATTATAAAGTTTAATGTAGGTACGGGTGAGTTTGACTTTGTAGAAAAAGGTGTGACATTTGATCAGCTTCCTTATAATACAATAGACGGCTATTACTATATTATTGACCGAAGTAAGCGTTATGGTAAAGGGTTTACCTTTAAGACTACTGAAATACCTATTACTAATGCTACTGGTCAGGCTCGTAAAGATATTGAAAAGCAGATAGCTCAGGTAAGAGCTGTACGTGATACCACAGCCCAGTTAGGTAGGTATATTGCTGTAGTAAAAATGCCAAACGGAAATATCCGTTTTATTGAGTTAGCTACAGATCCAATGTCAGATGAGCAGTTGAATGACTTAGTTAACAAGCTTAACGAGCGTTCTGCTGTCACAAAAGAAAAGAACGTTGAGACTGGTGAAAATGATAAGAAAGAAAAGATCTATGTCCGTAAGAAGATAGACTACAATGAGGAAATTAACTCAGAAATTGCATCTACTTTATTTATATCTGTTCCACAACAAGGTATAGGTACTTATGTTGACTTTGCCTTGAATGACACAGGTAATCTTGAGCTTACTTTCCATAAGAAAGTAGGTGACAAAGATATCCGTAGGCAGATATATGTTTATGGAAAAACCCTGGCAGACCCTGCAAAGTTTGCAAGTATAGATGATATGATCAAGCAGATAAATGCTGCTATAGAAAATCATGATAAGAACTATGCAAAGAATGAGTCTCACAAGATTGGGTTTACTCTAACCAGAGATAATTTTAAAATATCTATACCAGATACTATTTCTATAAGCCAGGTAACCGGTAATGAAATTAAGTTTCGTACTGGTGTATCAGAGGATGTGGTAAAGAATGTACCGTTGTCTGTAAGAGCTATTACAGTTGACCCTGCTCCTTCTACTCCTCCTCAGTCTACGCAGGTTACTCAGTCTCAGCCCGCTACTAAGAATAAGGAGCTAACTGAGCAAGAAAAGCAAGCTATACGAGATAAGATAGCTCAGCAGTCTGGTGCCCCATCAGGTACTGGAATATCCCAGCAGCAAACAGAAACTAAACCTTCAAGTCAGAATCCAGCATTGGATCAGGCTATGTTGGAACATGATAGTTTGAAAAGGGATAAAGAGTTAGAAGTTATAAAACGTAGAGATGAAAAGATAGGCCAAGGTCTTGGTGGTGGCAAAGCTACAATAGAGGCTAATAATGAAGCTTCTGCTTTATTTGATAAAAAGATAAAGCAGGCTAAAGAAAAGATTAACCAGATAAAGAATGCTGGTAGGAATACTGCTTTAAAGATCACCAGTCGTCCAGTATTTGATCAAGGTAGTGTAGTAAACATTGATGAGTTTAGAAAATATATCAATCGTATACTTGGAGATAAGGTTTCTGTACAAGAGATGAATATTCTTGCTGATCGTCTTAAGAACGGTCAGATTACAGTAGGTAGATTTTTAACATACTTAGAGGCATTACAAAATGGGTCAACTTCTGTCAAAGGACGCATTGAGGTTGGTGCCAATACGCCTTTTAAATATCACGAGGCTTTCCATGCGGTGTTTCGTTTAATGCTTTCAGATACCCAGATAGATAAACTTCTTGCTTATGCAAAGATTGAGGTTTCTAAAAAAAGCATTAATGTAAAGTCTGAAATGCAGAAGATGCGTGAGCTTCACACTATCTATGCAGAGATGTCTGATAAAGAACTGGAGGAAAGATTCTATGAAGAGTACATGGCTGACCGTTTTGAAGAGTTTAAAAACAACCAAGCTGAAAGTAAAACACTTCCTGGTATCCGTGGTTTCTTCCAAAAGCTTTGGGATTTTATAAAAAGTTTGTTTGCACGTGGTTCACGTAATGAGCTTATTAATCTGTTCCGTGAGATTGATCGTGGAGCCTATAGAAATAGTAAAGTACGGGATAACCGTTTTACCAAGCAAGATGCATTAAGTATTAGTGAGCCTGTGCTCAAAGCTATTAAAGTTGGTGAAATAGACGTACTGGATGAAAACGGTATGTATATTACTATACCTAAGTATCTGTCTCAGCAAGAAGGTGACCAGCTTGCAAGCACTGTTGCTTCTATGTACCACATGCGAGTATTAAACAGCACTGGAAGTTACAATAAGAAAAAAGTGCTGGAAGATATTTTTGCAGACTTTGTAGAACTATACAACCCAGATGGTTCTAAAAAAGAGTTTTACTTAAATGAAATGGATGGCTTGTATGAACAAGATCCTGAGCTGGCAAGAGAATACTATGAAAAGCTAAAACAGAAGTATGAAATCTTTGTTGAGGCTGATAACAGAAAGACTCTTGGTGAAGCTGTTGATGTTCACTTACGTATTATGGGGTATCAGCAGGAACTTGAAGATGATGAGTTTGTTACAATGGAAGATGAATTTGGTTCTCGTGTGACTACAGACAACTGGAAAGAGACCCATTCAATTGGCGGATTTGGAAGCTTGAGTAAGTTCTTACGCCAATATATTGCTGCTACAACATTTACTGTTGATAACGATGAGTTTGGAAATACTCAGTTTGTAAACGGAGAGCCTCTTATTCAAGCTGTGAATGCTAATCTTGTGTATAATGGTGTTCTGAAAGCTGTTGCTAACATAACAGATCAGACTCAGTTTGTACGTAGATTACAACAGCTTAGAGATAATAATACTGAGACTGGTAAATTTCTTAATAAGTTTTTTAATGATGTAGACTTGACAGTTGATCCTGTCACAGGAGAGTTTACTGTAAATAATCCTAAGCAGGCTACTCTTTTCCAAATGGTTATTAAAGGGTTTCAGCAGTACACAGTTGACTATATCTTTATTAATAAAGACATCCGTAAGGGTAAAAAGATGTCTGCTCTTATGTTGGCTAACCGTATGGGAGAAGCCAAAGCTCAATTTACCCAGTGGCAGAACGCATATGTTCAGGTGTTTGAAACTGAAATTTTACGGTTAAAAAGCTCTGAAGAAAAGAGGGCTTTTGCAAAAGAAAGAACGGAAACACTTCAGGATCTTCTAACATATTTAGACCCAGGAACTTACATTTCAGACGAAGACTTACATATTGAGTCTCAAAGAATTAGTGATCAGCTTAAACAAGACCTGGGTATTTCTCTTTCACCATTGTTTATTAAGTTCTCTATAGCTTCTAAAAAGAAGGCTGATATTCGGACTGAAGCACAGCGTAAGCTTACAGAGTCTTACGCTGACATTGAAGGTACTACTATAGAGTCTGTAAAGCAGATTATTAAATCTATACAGGCTCTTGAGAACCCCTTTGCTAAGAACCTGGATAGTTTAAAGGAAGAGCTTATAGTTCTTCCTGGTGAAGAGCAGGACGAGCAGGATGCTGTGGATGATCTTGGGGAGGGCGGTAACGTAAGTCGTATTAACGATCTAGCTAAAGGTAATGCTATCTTTGATGAAACTGTATCTAGTACATCGTATAAGAACGCAGAAGGAGAACTAGTTTACGCTCACCAGTTGCCTACTTTCCATCTTGTTAAAGTAAACTCACTAAACAATGCAGAAACGTTAAATACAATATCTCAAGATGATTTTGTCTTGGGTAACATGTTGTTGGAATCAAATGAGTTTCGTCATTTATTAGGTGATCTTAAAGTAGAAAGAATAGAGGGTATGAAAAGCTCTATTCTGAATGAAACTGAAGATGGCAAGCTGATTGAAGACAAGACTATTTCTTCTAACCAGAATAAGGGTATTACATACGGCAGCTTTTCTGACCGTGAGTTTATAGTATCTCTGTTAGAGCTTTATAAGTATAACAAGGAGGTAAGGGGTGAGAAGGGTACTTTCTTTACAAGTCAGCATCTGATCAGGGTTATTGAAGCTTCTAACACCGGTGACACAATTGGTCTTCCTATTGTTAAAGCAGTAGAGACAGATACAGACGGTAAAACTAAGCTTTCTAAAGAAGCAGTTATTACGCTTGCTAAAGAAGTAGCTCGGGAGTTTGCCAGAATCCAGAAAGTAAATCTGGAAATAAAGACAGGCATCTATAACGATGGTGAGATAGAAGGATACCATTATGCTGTTGATAGTAACGGAAATAGAGACGCTAAGAAGAAACCCCGTGGTCTCAAGTTTTATAAGATGGCAAACATGCTTGGAAAGCAGCTTGCCGAAGAATTAGAGGCCAATGCTTTAGATCCTTCATTTGATATTAATACCAAGATTGCCAAGATAAACTCACGTATCCAGGAATACTGGGGTGAGAAAATCAATGAGTTTGTGGACAAGCTGGATGATCTTGGAGTAGTTACTAAAAGTAAGGATGAGGAAAACAACGAGACCATTATAAATAATCTTGTTGATGATTTTATAGTAACCGGTTTTGAGTCAAAGACAGATGAGAACAAGAACATACCTGATGAGAAAAAGAATGGTAAGTTAAATTTGATTCCTGGTAATGTAAGACATAACCTTGGTCAGATCTTGATGAATGACTATCTCAACACTTTGTCATTTAATCAGTTGCTATATGGAGATGAAGCCAAGGCCTTTAAAGATGACATTGATCAGGTTAAGCGTGCTAAAGGTGCTAACGGTTCTGGGGCTAGCTTAGAGTCTGTTATTCTTGCACCTGAGCTTGGTATTACTGAACAGTTTACTAAGTCTCACATATTGACATTCAATGATCCTAAGTACAAAGCTAAGTTTGCAGGTGGTTTAAAAGACAAGGCAGATGCTCAGTCTTACACTACAGTGAAGGGTATGAGGTATACTCTTTTTGGGCTTGGTCAACTTACTGCTCGCAGAGCAGAGATATTAAATAAGATTGAAAAAGGTGAAAAGCTTAGCCCAGATGAGATCTTTGGTGACAATGGTCTGAAGTCAATAGAGGGCATGTTCAACTCATACAAGCTTGTATACTTTGACGGTCCTCAGTACATCAAGACTTCAACTGTAATGCTTACCAAAGAACTAACGTCTTTACAGGTTGATGGTAGGTGGATTGCCCGCCCAGGTTATGAAGAACTTCATGACTTGAGAGAGCGTATGGAAAGGTTTGAAACAGAGAACACTACAGTGACATTTGCTGCACCAAAATCAGCTAGTAAGGGTATTAAGAGAAACATATTTGATTCTAGAACAGGTTTCAGACATGCCTCAGATGATAATTTTGTGGGTCAGAGTACTAAGTACTGGAGACTACAGCTGGTTAACCCATCTAATAAGATCCAGATAACAGATCCCACACAGGCTAAACAGATCATTATTGCTGAGCAGGATGACAGTACCCAAGTTAACTTCATGGGTTCTAACACTACGGTAGGTGAACTAAAGAAAATCTATCTACAGGATACCGATCAACGTATTAAGAATAATTACTTCAGAGCACGTAATGACATCTTTTCTATTGAACAAGGGTTTGAAGAACTAGGTAAGTCTATACAGCAGGATAAGATTACTGCCAAGCTTGAAAAGTTTCAAGACAGAGCTCTTGAAACGCTTAGATCGTCCGGTGCTGACAGTCAACTGTTAGAGTTTTTCTCATTAGACGAGGAGACTGGCAAGCCTAAATATAACTTGAACAGCACTCTCACTCTTGAAAAGTATACTCAGCTATTCTTAGCTTACTTCTCTAAAGGTGTGATGAGTGAAAAGTCTCCAGGTCACTCTGTTGCTTTGATGTCAAACTTTGGCGTTAAAGTGGTAAAGCAGTTTACTGGAAGATTTGATGAAGAAGGTAATCCTATTGGTGAGGTAGTACAACGGTCTGTTGTAGAAAAAGATCCTAAAAAGTATATGAGGGCTAAGCGTTGGAACAATGACTTGGACCGTCAGTTTACAGATCTCAAAGAAGGAGATTTTTATATAGATGACTTGCGTCACAATGTACCAGAGTATGATAAAAATGGCAAGATCATTGGTCGTTACTCAGAGTTTATAATGCCTCCTCACTTTATGGAGGATATGAATCTTAGACCGGGTGATAGAATTCCTGATCATATTGCTAAAATGTTTGGCGTACGTATTCCAAGTCAGGACAAACACTCATTCATATCATTAAGAATGGTGGACTTTATGCCTGCTTACTACGGTTCAACAGCAGTATTTCCTCACGAACTTATTGAGATTTCTGGAGCTGACTTTGACATAGATAAACTCTATATGCATATTGCTGATACCTATACAAAGGGTGGCAAGCGTGTGGCATATGGCTCTGCTAAAACAGCTGAAGGAAAGTTTGAAGAGTTTGTAAAGTGGAACTCAAAGAATAATAAGACATTCAAAGAAGAACTAAATTCTAGAAAAGAAACTGATCCTGCGTATGCAGCAGTTCTTAAGAAGATAGCAGATCTTAAAAAGTTAGAAAAAGACATTGACAAAGCTTTTGAAAACATTCAAGAATCAGATGGTTCTATTCGCCAGGGCTTTGCAGCTGCTATTAAAAGTTCAAGACTTGTTGATGCTGTCAGACAGAAGTTATCAGGTATACCTGAGCTGAAGGAGTTTTCAGATGAGTATGGTCTTATAGAAGACACATATTTTGTTAGAGACCTGCAGGAAATGTTGAAGGCATTAGATGAAAAAGAGGAAAGAGACTTTGTACTTAGTATGGGTACTCAGTGGTATAATGAATTTAATTCTATAGCCAGGGAGATGCAAGATATAGAAACAAGACTTATTCAGGATACTTTAAAGAGCATTGGCCTTCCTGCTACTTTTACAGCACTTGCTAGCTCTAAGACAGAGCTAAACAACGGTGTCTTGAATAACCGAATACTTGCACAGAAGATAGCTCTTCTTAACAATGAGCATATTACCAAAGGCGGTACTAGTGCTATTGGTTTTGAAGTGGCATCAGTAAAAGCACTTAGTGATCTATTAGATTCTAATACATCTGATAATCTTTTGGATCTTCTGTCAACAGGCGTTGATGAGGATGGAAATAAAATATATCCAAAAGGTTTGGCAGAGGTGCTTCTTGAAGGAGGATCTGACACTGACAGCTTAATTGGAAAGTACAAGGCCTACAAGAATAACAAGGAAGGTTCTAGAAATATTGGTCCTGCTGTAAATGCCATGCTTGTTTATGCTATTATGAACAACTTTGGTATTAAGTTAAGGGATACTTATGTAGGATCAGATGGTAAGCAAGCTAAGATGTTTAAGTTCAAACTAAATGGGCATGTCTTTTCTGACTACGGAAATACTAGAAGCTACAATTCTTCTACAGGTAAGTATGATTCTAACCAGCGTATATTCAATACAATATCTACATTGGTATCGGCTATGACCGATAACGCTAAAGAGCGTCTGGCTGCACGTCTGGGTCTTAACATTGAGGCTGTTGGTTATGTATCTAATATGGTTGCCCAAGGTGTACCTCTTCGTTCTGCAGTTTTATTTATGCTTCAACCTGTTGTGCGTGAATACTTTGAGCAGACAAAGATTGCCTCTAACAATATTAAGACTGGTGCTGAAAGTCTGATATTCAAGTCTAATGTAGCCAAAGAGCTTCTTCAAAAATATCAGGAACGAGCCGGTGAAGAATATTCTAAAGAGGACTTAACAGATGACATACTGGTAAGTAACATAAAGGATAATGGTTCAAGTGCTACATACCAAGCTTCTGTAATGGAAGACTTTATGGGCATTATGAATCAAAGCCGTTATTATAGTGCCGTAGCCGGTATCTTAAAACTTACAAAGGGTCTTGGTACCAGCTTTGAAGAATATGATGCTATCAACGAAAAGATTGATATGCTAGGACTTAGAGTAAAAGATGACGGTAAGTTTGAAAAGTATCTAGATCCTATATATGGTGGCCCCCCTCCTTTTGACCTGCGTCAAATTATGATGGGCTACGATGATAGTAAGCCTTTCCATACATACATACAAGGTTATATTAAGATAGCTGATCAGATCAGTGAAATTAGTAAAGGCATGTTCCTGGAAAGAACAGCTGTCTTCAAGCGTATTGAGGAGATCATCAAAGCTAACCTAAATGTCAGACCGTCTCTTAGAGAAAGATTTAATACAGAACTTAAGAAGGACCTTATATCTTATCTCTCAATCAAGGCTTACAGAAAATACTTAGCGGAGAGTGGAAGAACAGGTACTCTTTCTACTATGACAAATGCTCTTATCTATGATGAAGCAGCAGTAGCAAAGGGTGAGAACTTTATGGATATTGTAGAGATAATGAGAACCATTAGACAAAAGCTTCCTAATAACTATCTTGCTAATCAATTCTTAAATGTAATCTCTACTAGTGTAGTAGATGCTGAATCTAAAGTAGCTTTAAACCCCAAGAACAGAGATGGTATTAATAAACTAGAAGCTAATACATGGGCTAAGCTGAGTGAATATCAGGTTGAGAAGCTTCGTGATGCTTTTGTTGATATCTATCAGTCTGATATGGACTTTGATGGTAAAGGCCGCAATGGTCGTGATATGGCAAATGCACTATTTAATTATCTTGTTGTAAAAGATGGTGCTCAGTTTAGAAGTGGTTCATTTATTAGGTATATACCTAACTTCATATTTACAGATTTCTTGAACAGTACTGGCAAAGCAAACGATGTGCTCAAGCTTTCAGTAACTGCAGATAACGTAGAGGAGTTGGATGAAGAATATAAAAAAGTTTTTGGTGTAACATCTCTGGAGTTGTTTAATGAGTTCATGACTAACTATGTAACTCACACAGCTAACTCTTACTATGTAAGAAAGATGCTTATAAACAACAAATCTACTTTTGAGCCAACAGGTAACAAAAGCGTTGACAGCTTTGAACCTGCATCACTGGTGGAAACAGAAAAAGGAATAAGTATAGATATCTTCCGCGGTACTAGAGATAAGCAGCAAGCTATAGCTGATATGAGTCTTGAAGATCAGGCAGGTATTACCTTTATGACTGATGAAGATTATATTGAGTATGTAACATCTTTGACTGAAGAGGAAAGAGAAGAACTTAAAGAGTCTAGAACTAAGAGTCGTAAGTTTAATGATGATGAGAAAGGAAGGTTTAAGAAAAACATGCAGTCACTCAGAGATAAAGGATTTATAAGTAACCCTTCTGGGCAGGTGATGTTTCCTTATATTATCAAAGTGAGTAGTGGTGACATGTTTAAAGCTGATCAGTACTACATTCTTAAGTCTGTAAGAAAGGCTAAAAAGAATATGGACAAGAACTTTGATGCTAAAAAGCTTATTCAAAAGGGTGAGCTAGTGCCACAAGGTATTGCTGCATTCTATGAGCCAGTACAAAGAACAGGTGCTGCTAAGACATTTAAGGGTGCGGCCATGTTTGATCCAATCCCGGAGACAGCTAAGCTTCCTAGGTACAGAGGTACTATTAGTAACAGTACTAATTTCAATCCATTTTATCAGACCAAGTCAGATGATCCTATTAAAGAAGAAAGCTGGATGCTCAATCATGGATTTCCAGTACAGCAAACAGCTGCTGATGCTAAAGTAGCTGCTGCTTCTAAACCCATAGATACTGGATCTCGTAGTCCTAAGTCTATACTTTTAGAAGATTATGGTATTACAATGAAGATTGAACCTGGTAAAGGTGTTACCTTTGAAGGAGATGTCATTGACATGCTTAAAGAAAATATGTCTGCTAAAGAGTTTGAAAAAATTGTTACTCCTGCAGATTTGCTAAAGACCTTAGGTTACATACCTAGTGCATCTGCTCCTAATGTGTCAACGTCTTCACAAGCTTCTGCAGAAAGTATTAAACCAGCAACTACGGATGGAAAGCCTGATATTGACGCAATTAAGCGTATGGTTGAAAGCAATCAGATATTTGGTACTCCAGGTTCACCTACAAGTGAAAAGACACCTCCTGTAGATCCTGAAGAAATAAAACGCAGGATTGAGATGATGTCTCGTGGACAAAACCCTCTTAATGATGAGTGTGCGGGTGGCTAATCTTTAGTAGTACTTCTAATATAAAATAAATCCAGATCCCTATGCCGTGTCAGTTATTTAGAACAAATGGTAAAGTTGATAAAGTACTGGCTCCTAATGAGAAGCCTTCTATTCTATATGAAGAAATCTTAAAAACTGTAAAACAGGAAGGTGCTCAGAAGTTTATTGATAGTATACCTTATTTAAAAGACCGTCTTGAAGATGGTACACTGCTGAACGAATCTGCAGAAGAGATTGCTGTTGGTATATGGAGTATTGCATACAGCTCAGAGTATCAGACTTTTTTTACTAATCTGAATAAAACCTTGGGTGTGTTTGCTGATGAGAACGGGGAACCCAAGTTTGCTGTTTTTAAGAATAATGTATTAAACCAGAACAGTCGTTTTGGTAAAGTAAGTACTGGATATGTGCTAGATCCAGAGAAGGCCGAGTTTTTAAAGAAGGCTGGTAAAAGAGGTAATAAACTTCAGCAAGCTATTGTAGAGGCCCTTGTAGAGAAGCCAGAAAATCCTGTAGTATTAGAACCAACCAATCACGTATATATAGACTCAGAAGGTGAAATATACACTTCTGTGACTACTGCTATTAAAGGTAAGTTGGAAGATGACGCTTATGCTGCTAATCGTGCAATAGGGACGGCTGTAGATAAACTTCTACAAGGAATTATTGCAGGAAAGAACTTCAAGGATTCTGCTTCTGATATAACAGAGATAGAGGAATCTGTCTTGAAAAATATCTATACTGTATTACAAGCTTATATAGATGGTATTACTAGAGATGGATCTATTGTAGTTACGCAGGTAGCTTTGGGAGATCCTAGTTCTAAAGTAGCTGGATCACTTGATCTGCTTGTAATTACTCCAAGCGGTAGACTTCGGGTCATTGATTTGAAGGTATCAAAGAACTCAGTTAAGTCTGAAAACTATGATAAAAAGTATCCTGTAAAGGCTGGTTCTGTTTTTGTAGGGCAGACACTTTCTACAAGACAACAACATGGTATACAAGTAGGTACTTATAAAAAGCTTATTGAGCTTGCCGGTTTTGAAGTAGAGGACGTATCTACTCTTCACTTAAAAGTTGATCTGGACAAATCCAATAAAGTAACAGATATAAACTGGGAAGGAGAAGTAAGACATCCTTTGTCAATTAATAGGGACATGGTGGATAAAGTAATACCTACTGAGGTAGAACCAAGAGACCGTTCTGCAGAGTTGAAAAAAGAACTTGGGAAAGACAACCCGGCTGATGATCCAGATTTTCTTTCTGAAGACGAAGCTAAACCTGAGAAGGAAGTATTCGGTGATATGTATGAACGCATGTATCAAGAGGTTAGAAAAGTTATAAACCTGTTTGAGACCAGGAAAAAGTATTTGGAAAGAATAAGGGAGGGTAAAACTAGTGTAGACAAGAACTTAATGATTGATAAGATTAATGAGTTGATTGTTATGATGGGATCTGAACTTAAAATGGACAGACCATCAGTAGCTTATGGTGCCTTTCTCAGATTTGCTACTCAAGAAATTAAAGACTACCTGAAACAGATAACTGATCCTAATGCATTAAATGATCCTAACTATATAACACTATTACTTGAGGTAGATAAGTATATTGAGTCTTATAGAGGAATTGTAAATATCAAAGGTGCGGGAAGTAGAGAGCAGCAAGCTATGCTACTACAACTTCTTGATATACTTGATGATACAAAGGAAACTATTGATGATAATATAGAGCTCTATGTAAAAAAGGTTGTAAAAGATAATACGTCAAGAGACTTGTCTGAGGATGAGCTTAATAGTATTATGAAGGAGGTATACGATATACCTACTGAAGATTACTTTTTGGGGGATATGGCTACTTCTAAAGATACATTACTAGCCATAGCAGATAAGATATATAAAGGAGCTGTTAACCGTGCTAAAGATAATACTGAGACTACTATTAGTCGTATTCAACAGTTTGGAAACGCTTTGTTGAAAGCTGCAGGTATAAGTAAACCTGATAATAAGTTTTTTGATTTCATGAAGGTTTTTGATAAGGCTGGTAAGTTTACAGGTAGGTATGTTACAAAGATTGGCTCTCAGTACTTTGACATGTATTACACGGTCAAGAATAAGATAACCGAGAAGAATGGTGAACGTAAGCAGTATATTCCGATTTTAGACCCAGCTAGTGCTAGACAAGAAGACTTGGATTATAACATTAAGCTTTTTTATGATAAAGCAAGTTGGAGAGAATTTAATAATGCTGAAATTCTAGGCCCTAACGGAGCAGAAGATGGTAAATATCATAAGTATACTGACTCTTATAAAATTATTCGTAACCGTTATCAAGAACTAGTAGCTTATAACAGACCTGATGGAAGTGTTTTTTATAAGTGGGAAAAGAAGAGTGGTATAACAGATGAACAATATGAGCAATTCAGGTTAAAGTATTTTAATGAAGTAAACTACTGGGGTGCAGAGATGGAAGCAGACGGCACTTTTAAAGGTAGGGTTACTTTAAAAACTGGATACTTTGTAAAGAGTGACTTTGTAGAAGTAAGAGATATTGCAGAAGATGGTACAGATTTGCGTGATGCTAAGTATGTAAAGTTGATGAATCCAAAAACAGACCTTGAAAAGGCTCAGTCAGAATTTTATAAAGCTTGGGTTGAAGAATACCAAACTGCATTAGAAAAACTTCCTCCTGAAGTAGCAGCTCAGATGCGTGGTAAAGTTGGTAGAGTTAGAGGGGCTTTCTTTGATGCATTAAGAAGCAAAGGTCCAGGCTTTACTAAAGCTGTGGCTAAAGCTATGAAGAATATGTTTACTGCTGACGCCTACACAAACCAAAGACTGGTAGATGAACTTGGACAGATAGACCGTGGTTTACCTCTTATGTATGTAGGCAAACTTCAGAACGAAGGAAGAGTGGAGTATTTAAAAAATGAGGTGATCTTGTAAACAACCTGATAGCTTTTGCTAGTATGGCTGAAAACTATGAGGTAATGAGCAATATTGAATCTGATCTGCAGGCTATTGCTAAAGTAATGGATGACCGTGTTTACTATGAAGTAGATTCATTAGGTAACAAACTGATACGTAAAGGATCTAAGTTGACTAAAGACGATGAAGGCAAGCCTGTTATTAAAAGACCTGAAGATGTATTGGCAACTAAACGTCTTAGAAAGTGGTTTCAAATGGTTTATTATAATAATCAGGAGTTTAACCGTTCTACCATAGCCATGGTAGCTAAGCGTATTCAGAATTTGACTTCACTTAAAGGTGTCGGCTTTAACGTATTTGGAAATATTAACAACTACATAATGGCTCGTATCAATACATCTATTGAAACAGCCGGTGCGTTATATTACGACAGGTCTGCTGCAAATAGAGCTGTGCGGGAATACAATACAGATTATCTTCCTGGTGTATTTAGAGGGCTTGGTAAAAGTAGTGACTCATACTACATGAACAAGAAACCTAACAGTAAGTATGAAGCTCTTGTTGAGCACTTTCGTATGGTTAGAAAGTATCAAGCTGACGCAGGTAAGGTTGATGTAATGAGCTGGGCGTACTTGTTGCAAGAAGGAGGTGAATACAATGCACAGTCAAAGTCTGGTATAGCTATTTTGATGAGCAGACAGATTACTAATTCTAAGACAGGTGAGTCAATGTCTGTCTATGATGCTTTTGAGTTTAATCCAAACACTGGTGAGCTGTCTTTAAAAGACGGATTTGAGATGTCAGATAAAGAGAGATACGATCTTAATAACTACATCCTTGAAGTGAATAAGCAAATACATGGTAACTATGCCTTTGAAGACAGGATGGTTATTCAAGAGACATGGCTAGGGCAGCTTGCTGCACAGTTTCATAAGTGGATATATCCAGCTTATAAAGTAAGATTTAAAAAACGTTACGCAGATGAAAACCTAGGTGACGTAGAAGGTCGTTATGTAACTATTCTTAATCTTTTAAAATATATCAAAGAGTCCGAAGGATCATTTTTAGAAAAGCTTAGAAGCGGATGGGAAGGTCTTGATGAGATACAGGTTAAGAATATGTATAAGAATCTTGCCGAGCTTGCTTTCTTTGCAGCTAGTTTTGCTATGTACGGGGTATTCAGAGCTCTTGCTGAAGGAGTAGATGATGATGATAGAACAATGAGACGCTGGTTAAACTTTATGGCTTATCAGCAAAGCCGGCAGATGATGGAGATATCTACAATGATGCCTGTTGTTGGATTTGAAGAACAGTATCAGATTGCTAAGTCACCAATAGCTATTTTAACAACTCTCAAAGATTTTGGAGAGGCTGTTAAAACTACTATGCTTATACCTTTTCCTCCATATGATAAAAACTATTATGAGCGTGGAGTTCATGAAGGTGATTTAAAAGCTTGGAAAGAATGGAAAGATGTTATTCCTGCACTAAACGTGTTTAACAAATGGGAGGCATACGATCAGGTAAAAACTTTCTACATAAAATAAGGAGGGACTCATAGCCCCTCCTTGTTATACTTTACAAATCTCAAAAAGATAAAGATAACACCGAAGGATATTTCTGTAAAATACATCTTTTCTCCTTCTACTAGTTCAGATCCTTTTTGAAAAAAGATACCAAGCAGTGATCTGTAAGGACTGATTAGTTCTATACTAACGTTTATCATGTTTTAATTTTTTACAGTTACTTCAAAGGGATGTTTGCCAATGTAGCAATCTTCAGGCCATCCCATATGTCTTTTAAAGCCGTTTATGAGGCTTTGAATATTTGATGCTCCTACTGGGTTGTGACTATGAACTGATACAGCTTTAAGCTGCAGGTTCTTTTCCTGGCAGAGGTCTACCAGCCATCGGGCACAGTCTAGCCCGGTATACTCTTTATAAGACGCATAGTCTGGCTGCTGCCATCCTATCTCTAGCTTCTGTTTAAAGTAGTCTTCTATGTGCTCTTCTGCTAAGTCATGGTCAAAACTGATTAAATCAGGAATGCCAAACTCAGAAA